TCACCGTCGCGCCGGCTCTCGACCGGAACGGCCACCGGCTCGCCGCGGCGTTTCACGCCATCGTCGACGGCGCAACGATCGCTGGCACGACTCGCACGCCGTTTTGTGACGCCGCCCGCGCGCTTCTGAAGCTCGGCTATCCGGCAGACGCACGGCTTTTGATGCAGCACGCCGGGTCGTCGACCACGGCGTTGCGAAGCACGATCGGCGCCGCCGCTCGCTTGACGGTGAAGGAAACCGGGAACGGCCCGAGGTTCGCCCCGTGGACGGCCTTTTTTCCGTCACCGGTCACGTCGCCCGTGAGCTTTTCGAGGGAGGAGGAGGAAACCTCAATCCCACCCACCGTAATCGCTGAGCGACGCCGATGACGAAGAGTTATTCGTGGCGCATTTCCGGTGCTTTTGGAGCTAGGTCCCGGCAACGGTGGGCAAAACAAGAGGCCGAACGCCTTAAGCTTCAGGCCAAAAAAATGGAGGCTCTAAAAGCCCGTCTCTGCGGAGACGCAGCACCACCAATGACCGACACAGGCGAAATGGCCGACATCATCATCAGTTGGGGACCGGGCGTCGATCTCGACGCCATGCTCGCCGAGCATTTCCCGACCGACCCCGAATCGCGGATTTACCGGGCCATCACCATCGCCGCGAAACGGGTGGCCGCTCGTGCGGCATTCCACGAGATGCACGCCTCCGAGCTGCAGGACGAGCACGACCGCCGCACCCGTAAGAAACGCGAGCGCGCGATGAAGCTGGGCGCGGCGCGCGAGCGATATCACCAGCAGCGAAAGAGGAGAACTGAGGACGCTGCGGAAACGGAGATCGAGGCGAGCTGAAAATGGACGAAGCCGCGCGGCCTGGACCACCGCGCGGCTTCTAAACAAAGGACGGTTGACAGTGTTTGATAGGGCACCGTGGCGTGCCAAGCAAGAGGCGAAGCGCCAGGGTTGGTTTGTCATCCGGGAGGCCACCCGACTCAGTGAGCTCCGCGCTCTTGGGAACGTGTGCGGGTGCTGGGAACGCCGCGCGGTCATAAGCGCCGCCATGGCCGACGTGCAGGCGGGCCTGTGGATCGACAACGAGACGCTCGGCGCGGCCGTTGGCTTTTGCTTCGCCGACTACAAGGCGATAGGCATCCTGACCGGCCGCCACCCGCGCACAATAGCCGTCATGGATGCCACCCGCGACCAGCTCGCCGCCTACCGGCAAGAGTTCCACCGGCCCCACAAGCTCGCCGCGCAGCGCAGGCGGCGGGCCGCCAAGGCCGCCGCGAAGGCGACATGGAAGGCGCAATGGGGCGACCTCAGTGACCGGGACGAAGCCGTGTTCATGGCTATGCCGGCCGGCCGCGAGACCACCGTCGCCGGCATCAAGGTCGTGGTGCGGGCTCACCCGGCCTTCGCGAAACTGACCGGCCGCTCGCTTGATCGTGCGGTTCAGAGATCAGTCCACAAGCTCGAAAAGGACGGCCGCATCCGGGCCCAAAACACCTACACTGGCACGGGCCTTCCCACACGCCGTTTCAGGAAACCCCCGTTGTCGCCGGCGACAAGGCACCTTGGACCCAAGAAATGACGGTGCCATGCGGCTTTCTTCGACGTCGAGGCCTCAAAACCGACGTGAGGCACGATCTCTTTTTTTCTTAGGTGTTGGTACAGCGCCGCCGCATTGATGAAACGATCTAAGCGGCCGTGCGCACCTTGGCGCGCGGCAGCGGCGTATAGGTCGCAGCCTCGCCTTACGGCGAGCAGCGGTAGCCTCGCCGGTCTCAGGGCGGGCGAAGCCTGCCCGCCCGGCGAAGCGGGAAGCTCGGAAAGGACTCAAGGGTGTGCGCGCCTCGGCCATGCCGCCGGCATGGCGTCCACCTCATCACCCGGCCGCGCGGCTGAGGTCGTGCGTCATCCGGCGAGGCGAAGCCGAGCGCCGGCCCGTGACGAGCGCTGCGACCTATGGCATAGGTCCCGCCGTTTCGGTTTGTTTAAGCAGGTTAAACAAACAGGCCCGCATGAGCGACGAGCCGCCGCGCGTCATCGTATCGTGCCAGAGGTGCCGTCACAGCGGCACCGTGCCGTTCGCTCTCGTCCATCAAGAACTGACGTGTTTGTCGTGCGGCGCAATTGCCATCCCGACCGGATGGGCGCCAGCGCCCGTGCGGCGCCAGCCGCGAATTGTCTTGGCGCCTAGACAAATGCCGCCGCGCCCGCGCAAGGTCCGGCTGCGGCCACGATACGAGCTCGTCTAAGCCTGCCGGTAGGGAGGTCGCCATGGTCTCGATCGTCCGCCAGAACATCGCCAGCCGGGACATGCTTAAGCGGCTGGCGAAGCTCGAAGCCGAGACCCAGAAGCTCGGCCGTATCGCCAGCGGGCTGGCCGGGGCGATGCGGCAGCACCTCATCGATCGGCACGGCGTCGCACCGGGCGACGTCCAAGCCAAGCCCGCAAAGGAGCGCGTCGGCTAAACTGTGCGGAATCCGCCGAGTTTGCCTAAACCCGCCCGTTTCTGGCGGGTTTCTCTTGTAGTGACACGGCCGCCTTGCGGACAGCGAAACGGGGCGGCATAGTGCCACTACACCCATGTTCGTCCGGTTCCGCCACACCCCGCGTCGGCTTCAGGCCAGCATCGTCGAGACGCGCCGCGTCGACGGCAAGGTGAAACACGAGCACGTCGCAATGCTCGGGTCGGTCGAGACCCCACCCACCGTCGCCGATCGCATTGCCTTCTGGCAGCGGGTCAATGATCGCCTCGCCAAGCTGGCCAACCGGCTCGACCCGGCGATGCAGGGCAAGATACGTGGCGAGCTTCATACCCGGGTGCCGATGGTGACGCCGGACGAACAGCGCGCCCTGCAGCTCGAGAACGCCGAGGCCGATGAGCGCTTCTGGTCTAGCCTGCACGACATGCACGCCGAGACGGTCGAGGACCACAAGGGCTTGGCGGCCTCCGTCGAAAGCAGCATCGCCAAGGGCAAGGCCAGCGCAGCGGATGCCGCTGCCAACGCTGCCGCTGCCAAGGAACGCGCCGAGCGCATCAGGAACGGCGAGGATGTTGCGGGCGGGCTCGGCAAGCCCATGACCAGCGAAGACGCCGAAGCCATCATGCGCAAGGCGGGCATGACGAAGCAGGACATCGAGCACTGCCGGCGCGTGAACCTACTGCACGAACTAGGCGGGGAGGAAGCCTTCGAGCGTTACCTGTCCGAACTGTGGCCCAAGTTTGAGCGCGCCGAGAGGGCAGCCAAGAAGGCGCTCGTGCGGCGGATGCTCAAGGACCTGCAGCGCTCCTAAGTGATGACCTTGCTGCTCTCCACAACGTGTTCGGGTCCTTGGTAGAGGGGTCACGGCCGCCGGTGGCGCACGCCCGCGCCATGTCGCCCGGCGTGTTAAATTATAAAACGAGGTTTCATTTCAAATGGCTCATGAGCCGACCGACGCGTCGAAACTAGAGGCCCCCGCGGATCTTCAATCGCCCTTCACCTGCAGCGCGGCGGCGCTGGGTCGCGCGCTCGGTATCAGCGAGCAGGCCGTCACCGCCTACGGGCGGCAGGGCATTGTTGTGAAGATCGCCCGCGGGCAGTTCGAATTCGTCACGTCAGTGCAGCGGTATTGCGCGCACCTCCGCGAGGTCATCGCCGGCAAGGCGGGCGGTGAGGCTGTAGCGACCGAGGCCGCGATCGCCCGTAAGCGCTTAGCCGAGGCGCTGGCGGTCAAGGCCGAGCTCGCCAACGCCGCCGCGGCCGGCCGGCTGGTCGACGCCGCGGCCGTCGAGGCCGAATGGTCCGGCGTCTTGCGGACGGTGAGGGCCGGCATGCTGGCGGTGCCGTCGCGGTGCGGCGCCCGGTTGCCTCACCTCTCCGCACATGATGTCGGCGAGATCGACGCCGAGGTCCGTGCGGTACTCACCGAGGTCGGCAACGAGTCGGTGAACTCATGAATGGGACCTTCGCCAAATTTCCGCGATCACGGCGATCAATCCGAGTTTCCTTGCCTTAGCGGAGACAAGCGGGAGTATCGAGCGCGAGACTTCCGCCCAATAGAGAGCTCGGGCGCGTCGCAACCCACGCGTTTTGACGTGACGGTGAAACCGTTCTTCCAAGTCTCCCAGCAAACCCTCCGAGCGACGTTTGGGTATGATGAGGGCGACGAGCCATTCCGCAACACCGGGTGGATTGGTTGCTAGCCCTTGCCTCTCGGCACTGAACTGGGTGCGCCAAAAAAAGAAAGTGAACCCGAAAAACGCGGCCGAGAAGACCCCGTATCCGAACAGGGCCAGCGCGGAGGCATCCGACCGCAGGATGGTTATCACTGAGCCAATAGGGACGGCGATCAAATGAAAGCGAATAAATTCGCGCGTGATCAACTCCCAAGCGTTTGTGGCCTTTGTTGCCTTTCGCGCTTTCATGCGAATGCCTCCCGCGACCGCGCGGGCGCCCGGCGCAGCTTGTCAATCATCGCGAGCGACTGCTTCAACGCCAACTGGCCAGTCGCGGTGAGGTCAAAAAACAACTTTCTCCGGCCGCCGCGAGCGGCGGTCGGTTCGCCTTGCCGAGACTCAAGAAAACCCCGCTCTTCAAGCCGATCAAGTGCGGCATAGACTGCACCGATCGAATAGCCACGACCGGTAACGCGTTCGATATGGTCACCGATCGCCACGCCATAAGCGTTCGGCATCAACTTGGTGATAGCGAGCATCATCTGTTGCTCCAAGGAGCTTAGATCATTTGCCATTTTACATTGCCCAGATTTTACAGTATTCTTCCTGCTTGTATAAGAAATCGTCTCTTGATGCAAGGGGCAAGTGGCCTGCGCTGGAATGGCATTTGGCTTCGCCGTCAAAAATGCAAAATGGGAGCCACGCGCTATATCATCTTGAATGACCGCCGTTGCCGAAATCCGCACCGCTGCGCTGCGCGCGCTCATCCCGCCGCCGCGCCTGCGGCTCTCCGAATGGATAGAGGGCAACATCCGCTTGCCCGAGGGCGTGAGCGCGTTGCCGGGTCCGGTGCGCCTGTGGCCGTACCAGCGGGCGATCGCGGACGCCCTGGCGGACCCGCTGATCGAGCGTGTCACATTGATCAAGCCCGTCAGGGTCGGGTTCACCACGTTGCTGACCGGCGCGATCGGGCACTGGTGCGCCAATGAGCCGTGCCCCGTGCTGCTGATGCTGCCGACCGAATCGGATGCCCGCGACGCGATGGTGTCGGACATTGAGCCGCTCTTTGCCGCGTCGCCGGTGCTGGCGGGGGCGCTGGGCGACGATGCGGATGAGGCCGGGCGGAATACCCTCCTCCATCGCCGCTTTCCTGGCGGCAGCCTAAAGGCCGTGGCCGCCAAGGCGCCGCGCAACCTGCGCCGGCATACCGCGCGCATCCTGCTCGTGGACGAGGCCGACGCCTGTGAGAGCGGCCCCGAGGGCAATCCGATACGTCTCGCCGAGCGCCGGACACTGAGCTTTCCCAACCGCAAGATCGTCATCGGGAGCACGCCGCTCTACGAAGACACGTCGCACGTCCTGCGCTCCTACGCGGCGAGCGACGCGCGCGTGTTCGAGGTGCCCTGCCCGGCGTGCGGTGTGCTCCACGAGGTCGCGTGGGCGGATATCGTGTGGGAGCCCGGCCGCCCTGAGACCGCGCGGTATAAGTGCCCTCACTGCGCCGCCCTGATCGACGAGCGCCACAAGGCCGCCATGGTGGCGGCCGGCGCGTGGCGCGTCACCGCCCCGGAGGTCAAAGGCCATGCTGGCTTTCGGTTGAACGCGTTGGTCAGCCTTTTGGCGAACGCATCCTGGGCAAAGCTCGCGGCCGAGTTCATCGCCGCCAAGGAAGACCCGAGCGAGCTTCAGACCTTCGTCAACACGATCTTGGCGCAGGGCTGGCGCGAGGCCGGCGCCGAGATCGACGAGAGCTTGCTGCAAACGAGAGCGGAAGACTTCGGCCTCGACAAGATACCCGCCACGGTCCTGTTCGTGACGGCCGGCGCCGACATTGCCGTCGATCGCATCGAGGTGACCATCGCGGGCTGGGGCCGCGATGGCTGCTACGTGTTGGCGCATGTCGTGATCTGGGGCTCGCCCGAAGAAGATACGACGTGGGCCGAGCTTGATGCGTTGCTCAAAACGCGCTGGCAACACCCGCTCGGCGCTACCATCGGCGTCGATGCTGCCGCGATCGACTCTGGCTATGCGACCGACCGGGTGTACGGCTTTTGCTTTTCGCGGCTCGGCCGCAAGGTAATGGCCATCAAAGGCATGGCTGGCCCACGTCCCGGCCTCAAGGTTGCCACCGGCAAAATTAAAGGCGGCGGGCGGTTGTTTATTTGCGGTGTCGATACCCTCAAGGCTGCGGTTTTTGATAAACTGTCGCGCGGCGTCGGCATTCGGTTTTCCAATACGCTGGAGGCAGAGTATTTTGAGCAGTTGGCGAGCGAGCGCCGCGTGGTCCGATACGTCCGCGGTCAGCCTATCCGCCGCTTCGAGCGAATCAGCGGCCGGGCTCTGGCCGAGGCCCTTGACGCATTGGTGTATTGTCATGCCGCGAGGTTGTCGCTCACCAACTTGTCTTTCGATGCGCGCGAAGCTCAACTGAGCGGTAAGCCGCCCAACACCGGAGGCTATAAAACATTTGCGGGCCGGTTGGCCGGACACGGTGACGGTTCGCTGCCGTCCACAAAGAACCGGCCCACGCACACAGAAATGGGCGCGCGTATCATACGCACCGACTGAGAGGTCACACCGTGGGTGTCAGCATCAAAATTTTCGAGGTCAACGTCCCGGTTGTCGGGCTGTTCTCGGCATGGTGCGTCGACGGCGAGCAACCCTTCCTGATCTGCACCGAAAGCACGAACCGGCACCCACCTGTTCAATGGCAGTGCTCGCTCGACGATGCGAGGATGATCGGCGCCGCCGCCGCCGCTGTCATCCGCCGCTTTGAGTGGGCCGACAAGACCGGCAGCGCGCCGACGGGCGGCACCCTTTACGAGAAGGTCTCGCCGGACGGCGAAACGGTGCTCGCGCTGGCCATCGAGGAGTTGCAATACTCCGACCCGGCCCTCTTGTTCACGTTCGCCGGCGCGGGGGTGAGGCTGCCCGGAGATCAGGGCACCGAGCTGCTCCGCGCGTTGCTGCGGCTCGGCGCTCAAGCATTGTTGGTGCGGCAGGCCTCGCCCTTCGCCGGCGGCGGCTTAGGCTTGGCGGCCGCCGGGCCGTCGAGGTCGAGCGATATTTTGGCGGCGCTTCATGCTCGGCTTAATAAGCGCATCGGATGGTGATGGTGTGGTGAGACAAAAGCGGGCTGCCGACTAACGACGGGCGCTGCGGACGAGTTCATGCCGGCAACAGAACGCAAAGGCTTTGCCATGAATAAAACCGCGCAGACTTTTCACGTGTGGGGCTTCCGTCGGGCGGATCGGACGACGGCTCATATTTTGGTCGACGCTTATCACAATGCAATCTGGGTCGCCGGTCGCATCGCTGGCGATGCGTATTGTTTCGATGGGCTTTTGGCCGTCGACGTTGCGGTCCCAGACACTTGCAAGGGCATCGTCCATGGCAGTGAGCGCGAGATGCTCGACCAGTGCCCGGAGTTGAAGACTCGGTATCAGTCGTTCGACGAAATGTGCGTCGCAAAAAACCGTGGGCTCCAATGAAGCCGAAGACAGGGCAGCGCGTCACCGTCACCACGCTGGACGGCGCCGAGCGCCGAGTGGTCGAGGCCGCCGACATTGGACCATGCCCGCCGCCCGGAAGCCCGGCCGTTGGCCTCTGGGTGATGCGACACATCGCAACGACCCTGCTGGCGGTGGTCGAGGCGACCGACCCGGAGTTGACGGTGGCCAAGGCCGCCGAGCTGTGCTTGCGCGACCCGGAGACCGTGCGGTTGTGGTGCACCTCCGGGCTGCTCGGCACCTTCGACCGCGACGCGCGGCGCTGGCGCATCAGGCGGTCCGATCTAGTGGCGCTGCTGGTTAAACAGCATGGTGCCGAAAACCTGCCGGCGCCGCTTCGATAGGTTGGATCGTCGAGCCGGCTGACCTTGTAGAGCGTGTCCCACGACGGTGGCATTTGTTCAGTAAACTGAACAATTCGCTCGTCACTGGCGACGGCCATCGCGCACGGCTTCAGCCAAGTGGCGCAGCACGGCGCGAGCATACGATAGGCGCACCTTGCTAAACTGTTCCGTATCGGAACCGTTTTTCTTACCACGCCCTCCCTTGCCCGGCTCCGGGTAGAGCATCGCGTGCCGCCATCGCGCGCTGAGCTGAATTTGGTTCATTCCAAATTCGCGCCGGCCTAGCTTTGCCGGAATGGACAAGTTGAACCTGACCGAGCAGTCGCAACTGCGCCGGCTTCTCAAGAAGATCGCCGCGGCCGATGCGTCGAGCGACGAAGCGCTCGCTGCCGCGCGCCGCGAGGACGAGCGCTTGCGCGCCGAGCGGGACCAGCAAGAAGCAGCGTTGCGCGCCGAGTCGGATCGGCTGGCTGCGGAAGAGGCTGCCGCCGCTGAGCGGTTGGCGCAGCTGCGCAGCGCCCTCGACCGCGTAACGTCCGAATTGGACGAGGTCGTCAGCCGGCGGCGCAATGCTGTGATGTTGGAGGAGGGCAAGCTATCGCGCGCCTACTTGGTCGCCGAAAATGAGCGGCTGCACCGGGACGGCGCGGCGTATCAGCCGCAGCCGGTATGGCTTAGCCCCTATGAAGACGACCACCGCATCTGCCATGAGGCGTGGCAAGCGATCCGGCGCATGCGCAGCAATGCCGTTAAGAATTTGGCGGCGCTCGCTGCCAACAGGACGGACGCCAAGAACTTAGAGGCGATTTTTCGGATTTCGCTGCAATGCGACTTCCCCGAGTTGTTCGCGCCGCCGCCTGCGGTCGACACGGCCGCTATCGAGCAGCAGCGCCTTAATGAGCAGCGCGCCGCAACCGCGCTCGCTGTCGTGAATGCTGGCAGAGCTGCTCGCAATGAGCCGCCGCTGACCGCCGATGACGTGGTCATCAATTTCGACGCTTACCGAAAGGACAAGCCACATGAGCACCATGACTAGCTTTCGCGGTCTTACGCCGCTGGGCAGTACGAAGCCCGCTGCGCCGCGTCTCGACCGGACCATCGACGAGCAGCGCAGAACCTTGGCCTTGGCCGTGATCGCGGCAGGACGCCTTGCCCGCGGGGAAACGCTCACCGATGCCGAGCGCGCCGCTTTGGACGCCGTTGCGGGCGAGGCGCCGCTGTCGCCGCTCGATGCGCAGCGGAAGGCCTTCGCGGACCAGGTAATTTTGGCCGGGAAAATGAGAAGGAATGAGGCGTGATGGATGACATCGCCGAACTGCAGCAGGAGAACGCCCGGCTGCGCTCGATGCTCGCCCGCAACGGCGTCATGCTCCTGCCCGCCGTGCCGCTCCCGACGGAGTCCGAGACCGACCGCCTTCTGGCGCTTGTGGAGGCTGCGCACCCGCGGCTCGTCCCCGGCAACGGCGAACCGGACCACCGGCAGCATTTCGTCAACGCGGTGCATTATTTGACGTTCGCGCGCCGCAGCGACCAGTTCTCCAAATATGCGGCCACCGTGTTCGCCGATGACGCGGCGCGCTGGGTGACGGCCAACGGCTACTCTTCGGGCGGCTGCGGCTTGCGCGCGTTTTGCGCCGCGTGCGTCGCCTCCGGCGTCGCGACCGCCACGTTCGACAGGTTCCCGTATGACGTTGAGATCGCGCTCAGCTTAGGCGCAAACACTGCGCAGCCCTTCGCCGGGTGGAAGGACGTGCTCGCCGCCGGTCGCGTGCCGCAGCCCGTGCAGCCGAAGCGGCGGGCGCCGTCGCGCGTGATCGAGACAACCATTACCGGGCAACTGCGATGAATGATTTGCCGGCGCTTTTCTCCCGCCGGAGTGGCCGATCGGTCCTTGCGGGCCTGCATCCCCGAGGCCGAGGCGGCCACGACCGAGGGCGCAAAGGTCGGGACATCCTTTGCGCCCTCACCCGAATCTCGGCTGCGGGTGAGCCATGACCTCCGCAGCCGCTAACGCGCTGGCTGGACCAGCCACCAACAGCGCGCGCACGGGGCGCGGCGGTTGCTTAACTCCCAGCCGTCGCGCCCCACAACATTATCGGATGGGGTTTTAGGAATGTTGTTCTCTGAGGTCCGCACCGTGCTCAACGTGACGACGGACGAGCTGCTAGCGCTGATGCGCAACGATCTATTTCCGAAGCCGGCGCGAATCGGCCTTGGCCTTGACCTCGACTTTGACGCCGACGCCGTCAGCGCGTTCCAAACACTGTATCGCGCGGCGCGGGCGCGAGGTTGAATGGTGCGCGCCTTTGAGATGCCGTACGCCGACTTTGCGCGCTTGGCGGCGTCCGCACCGCTTGGCCAGCCAATGCCGATCAACGATGACGCGGCCTGAAGGTGATCGTGCTTTGTAGTTTTTGCAAAATGATCGAGGGGACGGTAAGGTCGAAAAACGAAGGGCGGCCTTTGCCGGGCCGCCCTAACCTAGCTCCGCCGACCAAAGCTGAACGAGGTCTACGTATTTCAGGATAAACGAGCACCCCAAGCGGCGCAAGCCTCCCTTCCCGCACCGTCTACCGCAGCGCTCGGCCCGCCGATCGGCCGGCCGGACCTTAAGGCCTCTACTGTAGACGCCGCGCCCATCGGCCCCGACGGCACGCCGTTGACGGCTGCGGACTACACGTTCCACGAGGCGACCGCGACGTGGCGATGGGCCTTCCCGACCGCGTAAGGCAACCCTCTCGGCCGGCGCATCGGCGACCCTCCCCCGCCTGATTGCTGGCACGTTAGCGGTGTGCTGCCGCCGTGGCGCCTGTGCCCTGGCGACATCGCCCGCCTTGACGCGATCAGAGCGGGCAGCCGCCCGACGCGCACCCGCAAGCGCAGCCCGGCCGCTGCGACCATCGTCAAAGCCGCGATCGCGGCCGGCGGCGAGGTGACCTTCGCGAACGGCACCAAGGAGACTGGGCAAGAAATATCGTGTTACGGCGAGGTGTTGAAGCAAAGGCGGCGAGCCCGGGATTGTGGGCTCAGTGGAGTCCAGACGCATGCCAGGAACGCTGTCAGGCTGCCAATGGCAGCGCTGA